GCTGGTCGGGACTTCGGACGGTCGGGTCAGCTTCGCGAGCAACACGCGCAATCCGCTGCTGCGCTGGGCGAAGTCGCTCCTTTTCGAGCCCTACCCGAACTGGCACGTCCGGACGACCGGGTTCGCCGCTCGGACCGAGGTTTTGAACCGGGTCTGGCCGCGTTTGCTTTACGGCGCGAAGTGGATGGAGCACCTGCACGAGAGCGGGCGCTGGTCGGTGACGCGGCGCTGTCAGAATCTAGGGCTATGCAATATTATTGTGAGAGGGTTGATGACCGACGACCGATGAAAAACCTGCTCATAACCTCAGCCGTTGTGGCCGCCTGCATCACCTACCTTTTCTGGCCGGCGCTTGCTAAGCCCGAGCTGACGGTGTTCTCCAACGACGGGCCGCTCGGCGCCCTGATGGCGGAGCAGTGCCAGCCGCCGGCGACCGCCTCGGGTATCTGGCAGGACTTGAACTGGCTCGGCGGAGAGCAGCCGCACCACGTCAACGCTAGCGCTGGCTTCCGAATCGCGACCCAGACGGAGAACATCGTGAAGCTAGGCGTGGCCGTTGCGTTCGGGCTGTGCTGCGCAAGGCTCGGGGTGAAGCGGACGTGCGCGGCGGTCGCCGGAGTGCTTGGGGCGGCTTGCTTGGCGACTGGGGCGGCCGGACTTCTCGGGTTCATCTCGGCGGACGCGGCGGATAGCATCGCGCCATTGCTGCCGGTTTCGCTGTTGGCTTTCGTGTTCCTTTACATTGTAATTTCCACAATCGAAGATCGAGAAGAAAGAAACCAAAACCAATGAAACCAGCTTACACCCTGTTCCTAAAGACCGGCACCGCCTGCAATGCCGGGTGCGTGTCCTGCCCCGCCGGGCGCAAGCGCCCCGAGGACCGCGAGTCCAGCGGCACGATGAAGCCCGACATGATGGAGCGCATCCTGAGCTACGTCGAGCGCACGGGCCGCGTTATCTCCGCGACGCATCACTTCTACAACGAGCCAACCCTGAACCCGCACATTGCGGAGCTGGTGGCGACCTGCCACCGCCACGGCGTCCACTGCCTGATGAGCACGAACGGGAGCTACCCGGCGAAGCTGCTGCCGGTGCTCGAGCAGGGGCTGACGAACCTCATCTTCTCCGTGTCGGGCTGGACGCAGCCGGTCCACGAGCGAAGCCACAAGGGGGTCGACATCGAGACGGTCAAGGAATGCATGATCATGGCGAGCGACTACGTCGCCCGGAACAGGGACTTCCGGGGCGGCCGGATGTTCGTCCGCGTCTCGTGGCACGACTACGAGTACAACGAGCACGAGCGCGACATGATGGAGGCGTTCGCCTCGCACCTCGGGTTTAAGTTCACGCCCTACAACACCGGGCTGCTGCCGCTGGAGCAGGCTCAGGCGAGGATGCTGCAAGCCGTCGCCGACCCGTCCTCGCCCGAGCACCCTGGCGAGCGCGACCTGCGGACCAAGCTCAAGGAGGCGGCGTGGCTGTGCTTCGAGCGGAAGCACTGGAAATGCATCGCGCAGCGGAGAATGATCACGGTCGACGGCGACGGCTACCTGCACAACTGCTGCGTCAAGGCGCACGACGACAACCGGCGCGGATTGCTGTTCGAGACCGACCTCGAGCGGTTCAACTTCCACCGCGAGAACTTCGACATGGACTGCTACCAGTGCAAGCAGAGCGGCCACCACGTTTACGCGATGCAGCAGTACCGGCTGCCGCTCGGGCCGTGGACGGAGGCGAAGAAGGCGGCGGAGAACCTGTGGCGGCGGTCGAACCTGGGCGGCGCTTTCCCGAGGCTGTCGGCGCTGCGCAGCCAGTGGACCTACGACCGGCCGAAGAAGTGACGGAAAAAGCTTTGCTTTGAAACGAGTTGAGGCAATAATAACGAAAGGAAAGAAGTGAACGCACTGTTTGTAACAGCTTGGATCCTGGTCGCCGTCATCCTGGCCCATGTGATTCTAGGGCTTTTCCTCGACGAGCGGAACGAGCGCCGCAGCCGGAAGCCGCCGCCGCGCTGGCGGATAAAAGTTCAAGAGATTTACTGCGGTGTAGTATTCTACGAGGTGCAGAAGCGCGGCAACTTCGCCTGGACGACATACGGAGACACGCTCACCAAGAAGGAAGCCGAAGCCGCCTTGCAGGAGCTGGAGTCGGGAGGTGAAAAGTGAGCTGGCAGGAGCGGGTCAACCTAGCCGCAAGCATGTGCGTCCTCTGGTTCGCTGCGGTGCTCGCGTTCGGGCTGCTCTGCGAAGTCCCGAGGGACGCCGCCGCCGCGTGGGCCGACTGGCAGCGGACCCGCAGGTCGCGGCGCAACCTCCGCATCCTGCAAGACAAGATAGACGCCAAGCAGCGGAGGGAAGCTGGCAAGCCGCAATTCGTAAACGTGAAGAGCCTGATAGACCCGTAACCATGGACCGCAGGAACTTCATTGCAACAGCGTTGCGGGCCGCCGCCGGGTTCGCTATCCTGCCGGCGGCCACGACCTACGCCCGGCGCTGGGCGCCGACGACCCGGTGGACGCCGGGAGCGATCGACTCGTGGTTCCGCCGTGAGAACCTGTGGGTGCCGACGCCGGCAGAGACGTGGGACAATGGGGTGTTCAGCTTCGTCCTAGACCCGCTAACAGGGCTCACTTTCCAGCAGCACTGCTACACGAGCTCGGAAGGCAGCAAGAACACGAGCATTAGGATTATAGACGGAACCGCAACGTGACCGACCCAGCCTCCAGCGCGAAACCCGACGCCCGCAACGGCGCGAAGCCGAAGCGGCGCAAGGGGCGCAAGCGGGGAGGCAACAAGTCGAAGATCACCGGCGTATTCCTCCGCCGGGTGGAGAAGCTGGCGGCGCTCGGCCTAAACCAACGGCAGATTGCCAGCATACTCAATGTAGGCGCTTGCACCATAAGCATTTGGAAATCATCGGACGGTGAACTGGAGACGAAATTTCAAAAAGCTCTGGAAAAGGGCAACTCCAGGGGCATCGAGCGGCGGCTGGCGCGCATCGAGTCGGCGGGCAAGGCCGGGAGCTGGCAGGCCGACGCCTGGACGCTCGAGCGGCGCAACCCGGAGCAGTTCGGGCGGCGCGACGCCGTGCGGCTCAGCGACGCGGACGGCAAGCCGCTGCCGGGGACGACGGTCATCGCGCCGACGGTGGTCTTCGTGCAGCCGGAGAAGCGGGCGCTGGACGACGTGTTCGACCTGCCGCCGAAGCTGGTGACCAACGGGGAGGGAAAGCCGTGAGCGACGAGGTCCGGTTCACACCGCAGCCGAAGCAGGCGAGCTTCCTTGAGACGACGGCGGACATCGCGGTGTTCGGAGGCGCGGCCGGCGGGGGGAAGACGTGGTCGCTGCTCTACGAGCCGCTTTACCACACGAAGAACCCCGAGTTCGGGGCGATCATCTTCCGGCGGACCTACCCGCAGATCACGGTCGAGGGCGGGCTCTGGGACGAGAGTGACCGACTCTATCCGTTCGCCGGGGCGTCGAGCACTAAGGGGGCGCTTCGGTGGCAGTTCCCGAGCGGCAGCACGGTGGTGTTCCGTTCGATGGAGAACGAGGACGACTGCCGGAACTACGACGGCAGCCAGATACCGTTCATCGGGTTCGACCAGCTCGAAAGCTTCACGGCGAAGCAGTTCTGGTACATGCTGAGCCGCAACCGGAGCACCTGCGGGGTGCGCCCCTACGTGCGGGCGAGCTGCAACCCGCAGCCGGGCTGGCTGGCGGAGCTGCTGGCGTGGTGGTGGGACGAGAAGACCGGCTACGCGATACCCGAGCGGAGCGGCGTGGTGCGGTGGTTCGTTCGCATCGGGGACGGCATCCGGTGGTACGGGAGCAAGGCCGAGGCGGTCAAGAAGCACCCGGAAGTCCCGCCGAAGAGCTTCACTTTCATCTTCAGCAAGCTACAGGACAACCAGGTGCTGATGAAGGCCGACCCGGGCTACCTCGCGAACCTGATGGCGCTGCCGCTGGTCGAGCGCGAGCGGCTGCTGGGCGGGAACTGGAAGATCAGCGTCGCGGGCAACGTCTTCAAGCGGGAGTGGTGGAAGTTCGTGGACGCCGCTCCGGGCGGGATATTCAACTGGGTCAGGTATTGGGACTTGGCGGCGACCGCTCCCGAGCCGGGGAAGGATCCGGACTGGACGGCGGGGGCGAAGGTCGGGGAGCAGAACGGTAACATCTACATCGCCGACGTGCAGCACTTCCAAGGGTCGGCGCTTACCAACGAGCTAAGGATCAAGGCGACGGCGGAGCTGGACGGGCCGGCGGTGGCCGTGCGGATGGAGCAGGAGGGCGGCGCGAGCGGCAAGAGCTTGGCCGGCGAGGAGGGGCACTACGCCCGGAACGTGCTGGTCGGCTACTCGTTCGCGGGCGTCCCGAGCAGCAAGAAGAAGCTGCTGCGGTGGGCGCCGCTGAGCGCGGCGGCGGAGCAAGGCCGGGTGTTCATCGTCAAGGGCAGGTGGAACCAGGACTTCGTTGACGAGCTGGAGGGGTGCAAGGGGGAGGACGAGAAGAACGACCAGGCGGACGCGGCGAGCGGGGCGCTGGAGGCTCTGCGCGTGCCGACCGGGGCGTGGAGCGGGGCGGACGTGGCCGCGTCGAGCACGGGCTACCGGACGCCGAGCGGGGAGGCCGAGGGGCTCGACCCGATTGACTTTGTGGACGCAACCGAGGAGTGAAACTATGATCAATAACGTATTCTACCGACACGGGCGGGCGGCGAAGCCGGGCGACATCTGCGTCGGCGCTTGGACCGAGCAGGCGACGGGCTTGAAGGTAGCCGCCACGGTCGCCGTGGTCCGGGTGCTGCACGAGTCGAAGAACATGGTTGACTTCGTCTACATCACGGGCCAGCCTTCAAGCATTCCTAACCACTTCTGCACCTGCGACGCCGGAGAGCTGATCCACATCGACGACTTGTTCCAAGAAAGCACAATCAAAGGATGGACCAAAACATGACCAAGCCAGACCCCCGCCAGACGCTCCGAACCCCGATACCCGCCCAAAGCTCCGCCACGGGGCTGAAAGCCGCAGGTCGCCCCCTTGCCGCAACGGGGCTCGTCGGCCTGAAGCCGTGCTCGAGCTGCCGCTGGCGGGCGTGGGACGGCGGCGTGTGGCGCTGCCACAGCGGGCCGCCGAGCGTCCGGATGCCGTACGACAACATGGCCGCTTGGCCGGTCGTCCCGGAGACGGGCGGCGGCTGCCGGCTCTGGGAGGGCGCGCCGTGAGCCTCCACCCGAGCAACTACCCGCCCGTGATCAGGGCGCGAAAGTTCTACGAGAAGCTAGCGTGGGCGGTCGTCGCCGCAGTCGTCGCGGCGGCAGCGGTCGCCGGGACGGGGCTGATGTTTTGGATACTTTACTGGCTCGAAAGGAAACCGTGAGCCGAACATCGGATAAACCCGGTAAATACCCGTTTGCCGTTTCTTTGTTTTGGGGTTTAATTGACCCCGTGAAGCCCGTGGAAGGGCGGACGAGAAATAATGCAAACAGCAAGTTTAGACATTCACTGTCCTCAACTCGTAATAGGGTTGCGCGGCGCTGTCGCGTGTTTGCATTCTGTGAATGTCGTCCACTCTTGTCGTGCCGAAAGGTGCGGCAAGAGGACTCTTTCAATCGGCTGATCCGAGCTGCCCCGGCTGGTAACGATCCAGCTCCGCAAAGGCGGATAGAAAAACGGGCGGACAATCACGGCAGGCTGGCTTACCCCGACCTGCTTAAAGAGCAGCCACTAGAACGGCTGAGAAACGCTACGTCATGCCCGCGTAAGGGCTACAGGCTTCCGACGGGGATAGGTGAGCCGAGGGACGTTAAAACCGCATACGCTCGTCTGAAAAACGCGACGGTCAACCAGTTTGCAGCGCGATCCTTTTCCGGGGTCCGCTGCCGCGCCGCTGAACTGAAAACGCGAGCGACCAACCTATCCGACCCAACGCTATGAAACCAACCCCCAAGTTCGGCCGCATCAAGGCGGCCCCGGTCGCCGCCGTCGCGGCCAAGCCGCCAGCGAAGCCGGCGTGGAACGCCGAGCACGAGGAAAGGGCGGCGATCCACGAGTTCGAGGGCAAGCTGACGCGGGCGGAGGCCGAGAGCCGGGCGGCGGCGGAGTGCCAGCACTGCGGGAGGGTGGCGGAGCTGCAAGGGGTGAGCAAGGCGAGCTACGGATACGGGCTGCGGGTGTGCTCGGGGTGCGCGGAGAACCTGGCGACGAAAGGATGGGAGAAGGAGATATGAATCCGACCCCGCGCACCGTGTTCGTCGTCCGGGCGCTGACGCCCGCCCCGGTTTGGGACTGGCTCATGGCGGCGCTGGAGACGCCCTACTCGGATCGGTCGTTCGTCGAGCTGCTGGCCGACTCGGACCTCTACCGCGAGGTGAAGCGGCGGATTGATAACGACCAAGCTCAAGCTCGCCGGACTGGTGGCGTGGATTGCAAGTGAGACGCTATCCGGCGTTGCTTGCAGCGCGTGGTTAGTCAAAATCGTAAATCTATGACTAAAAAAGAACTGAAAATGCTGCACGAACTCTCTGAAAAGCTGTTCGCGCTAGAACTCAGAAAATCTCGAATGTCAGTCATGCCGTATGCGTGGACTCGCCGCGCCGATGGGCAAATCGTAGTCGTCGCTGCTTTCAAAAGTGACGCAGACAAAATCGAGAAACTGCTAAAGGCTAATTTTGCCTAACGCTCCGGGTGAGCGACCGGAGGCCGACCATGAACATTGACCGCGCAACAGCCGCCCAAACTCTCCTGAAGCATCGTAAGCCACAAAGCGGGCCTCCGGTTCGCTCCAGTGAGCTTGTTCGGCCACGGGTCTGCCAAGGCTGTAAGTGGCAACTGCTGGACGACCATCGGTGCGAACGCGGTGCAGCACCAAGCTACGCCCAAACTCTCGGCAGGTGCGCCAAGCACAATGTCGAGTGGCCGAACGAATAAGCTCATGGACGCCGCCACCCAAACGCTCGAACTCGCCTGTGACGCCCAGCGGCGTTCCATGCAGCGCCTTGTTCAGCCTTCGCGCCTGAAAGCTCTCGACCTGTATTGCTGCGCTGGCGGTGCGGCGATGGGACTGCATGAGGCCGGCTACGACGTGACCGGCGTGGACATCATGCCGCAGCCAAACTATCCGTTCCCGTTCCTGCTCGGCAACGCGCTCGAGGCTGACCTGACCGGATACGACCTCGTGTGGGCAAGCCCTCCGTGTCAGGCACACTCGACGCTCAAGCATCGCACCGGGAAAGACTACGAGTGCTTCATCGCCCGCACACGCGAGAAACTGGAAGCGTGGGGCGGCGTGTGGATAATCGAGAACGTGATGGGCGCTCCGCTGCGGAATCCCGTCCGGCTCTGCGGCTCGGCCTTTGGGCTGAATGTCCGCCGGCATCGAATCTTCGAGAGCAACGTGCCGCTCGTCGGCGTGGAGTGCCGCCACGATGAGCAACCCGAACCGATAGACGTGAGCGGCACGGGCGCACGGCGCAAAGGCCCGCGACTCGACGGCAAAGGCGGCAACAGCCGGAAGCCTCTGAATCTGAAACAAGCGCAAGACGCGATGGGGATGGACTGGACAAACCGCAAGGAAATCTCGCAAGCCATCCCGCCCGCGTTCGCCGAATACCTCGCTCGGCAAACCATGCGCGTGACCGCGAGGCTGAACAGGTGTTAGATCGCAGGCTGCGGTCTATCACGCAAAAAAGGAGAAATTAAATGCCCTGCACCCGCACCCCCCCGCCGCTCGAACCGAACGGCTACGAGAAGCAGACGATGCGGCTGGATGTCGGCTGCACCGCCACCGAGCACGCCGTCTGGCGGGCGGTGTTCGGGCCGCGCCGGGTGGCCGACGCCGCGAGGCTGCTGCTGAACATGGAAGCCTACCGGCGCGGCAACATCCCGCTGCCGAAGCCGCGCCGCGATAAACCCGGTAAATGACCGCTTTGCCTTTGGGCAAGGAAGGGTTTTATTGGGGGCGTTGAAACTATTCGGACTCGAGATAACCAAGGCCAAGGCCGCCCCGATACCGCCGCAGGGCGACGTGACGATGATGTTCATGCCGCCGATGGGCAGCACCATGGCGAAGTCGCCCGTCGGTTACGAGGACGTGCAGCCGATCGAGCGCACGATCCGCAACGACCCCCGCGAGTCGTTTTACTGGACGCTCCCGAATAAGCTAACTCCGCAGCAGTGCCTCCAGATGCTCCGGGCGGCGCTGGCCGGCGACCTCTTTCAGCAGTTCAACCTCTGCCAGCTGATGCTGGACACGTGGCCGACGTTCCGGATGGCGTCGCACCAGCTAATGGAGAGCGCGGCCTACATGCGATACGCCGTCCACCCGTTCGCCGAGGAGGGCAAGAAGCCGAGCAAGTCGGCGGTTGAGAAGGCCGACCTCGTGAGCCGGGCGATTCGCGGCATGACCCCGGACGCGTTCAACGACGAGAAGGGCTTCAGCGGCATGGCCTACGCCCTGTGCGACGCGATGCTGAACGGACTAAGCCTCGCGGAGCTGCTCTGGGAGCAGCGGCGCACGTCGGCCGGCCGCGAGTGGCTGCCGGTATCTTCGGCCTGGGTCCACCCGAGGCACTACACTTTCAGCACGGACGGCTTCGTCACGCTCTACACCGACGACAGCGACCGCATCAACAGCGGCGTGTTCGGCTACCGCCCGGGGATGCGGCCGGACCCGGACAAGTTCATTTGTGCGCAGTTCATATCGAAGGCCGGCACGACGCTCGGCGCCGGCTTCATGCGCCCGCTCGTATGGTACTGGGCGGCGCGGCAGTTCAACCTTGAGTGGATGCTCAACACGGCGAAGCAGTATGGCTCGCCGTTCATCGACATCACTTACAAGCCGGGGACGATTTCAACCGGGCCGGGCGGCGAGCTCGAGAAGCTCAACGAGATGCTGAAGACGGCGGGTCCGCAGCGCCGGCTGCTGCACCCCGAGGGCACGACGGCGACCATCCACCAGCCGTCAAGCTTGGGTAAAGAGAACCCGCAGCGCATCCTTGAGGAGAAGGCGGACGAGGCGTGCCTGTTCCTGCTGCTGGGCCAGAAGGGGACGACCACGGCGGTCAGCGGCCAGCTCGGCAACGACGACAGCCACGAGAACGTCAAGGAGGAGCGGAAGCTCGGGCTGGCGAACTGGCTCGCCAGGAACCCGCTCCGGCAGTTCGCCCGGGCGGTGCTGCGGCGGAACTACGGCAGCGACGACGAGTGCCCCGAGGTGGCGCCGGACACTACCAAGCCGCTGAAGACCGAGCAGGTCGGGGCGCTGGCGACTTCGATCAGCTCCTCGCGGATGCCGGTGCGGGCGGACGAGTTCTACAAGAAGGTGGGCTTCACGCAGCCGGAAGCCGGCGAGACGGTGCTGGTCGGCGGTGTGCTTTCGATCCAGGGCGAGGCGCTGACCGACGAGGAGAAGTTCGCGCAGGACTTGCAGAAGCAGCAGGCGCAGGGCGAGGCGCAGATCGCGCTCCAGGCCGAGGCGCAGGCGGCGGCTGGTCCGGTCCAGGCGAGCGAGAAGGTAAAGGCTATCGGCGGCTACCGGGCGAGCATGAGCGAGCTCAAGGTGGCGGCGAGCCGCGCCAAGCTGCCGCCCGCAGCCGTCCAGACCCCGAACGTCATCAACGTGCAGCCGCCGGCGGTGAACATCCACCAGGGCGCCCCGGTGGTGAATATCCCGGAGCGCCAAGAGCAGCCTATCAGCGTCACTTTGCAGGCGAGCGAGCAGCCAGCGCCGCAGCCGATCAACATTACTTTGCAGGCGGAAGCCGGTCGGACAGTTACCAAGCGGGTTATCCGCGACGAGAAGGGCCGCATGTCGGGCGTCGTCGAGGAGGTTGCCAGTGTCTAAGGACATGAGGAGCTCGGTAGCGATCCGCAACGCGCAGCTAGACGCGGTGACTCCGGAAGCCGACGGCGGGTTCGTCCGGGTCTACGGCGGGTCGCGCCCGGCGTCGCCGGACGTGGCGGTGACCGTCCAGCAGCTTCTTTCGACCTTGTCGCTCGGCGCACCGGCGTTCGGGGCGGCAAGCGGAGGGGTGGCTTTCGCGAACGCAATCGCGCCGGACACGGACATCGCGGACACCGGGACGGCGACGTGGTTCCGGGTGTTCAAAGCCGACGGCGTGGTGGCGCACTGGGACGGGACCGTCGGAACGTCGAACGCGGACATGATCCTCGACACGGTGGACCTTCAAGCCGGGGCAATTCTGACGATAAACTCTTTCAAACTGACTCAACCGTAGGAGCAAAAATGCCAAAATCTACTTCTGTCTGTAACTCAATTCTCGCGCTGATGTACAACGCGACCCCGTGGGCGAACGTCGCCGACAACGCGGCATCGTCGCCGCTGACCGCTATCGCGATGGCGCTGGCGACGGCGTCGTACTCGGCGTCCTCGACGCTGGCAAGCAACGAGGCGACCGGCTACACGAACTACGCCCGGATCGAAACCATACCGCGAACAACCCTGGGCTGGAC